ACCGTGATCCGGACGACCTCGGCATCGCCGGCTGGGGCACCGACGTCGGACATTCGATACCAGCCGCGATCGTCGCGCCAGAAGCGGTGACCCGGCGTCGCGTCCGGATGACCTGCGGCGGCGAGGATCCGCGCCGGCACAGTCTCGACCGCCTCGACCATGAAGTCGCCCCAGAGGAGCGTCGTCTCGTGCCGCGTCCGAACGATGTCGCCGGACCGGACTTCGCCGGCCAGCTTCCATGAGCGATCCGCCATGTAGATCAGCGTCGCGGTGGTGACGCAGTAGCCGCCACCCGGCGGCGTGGCGCCACCGCCGCCCGTCGACTGCCCGCCTGCCGAAGCGGTGGTGACGTAGCCGACATAGTGGCGCGCCGGATGATCCGCCGACAGGCGCGCGTCCGGCGGGTTCTGGGTGGCGAAATAGGTGACCGTTCCGCCGGCGCGATCCGCGTCGTCGTAGCCGATGTCGTAATAGGTGGCGTTCGCCAGGCCGGTGAGGGTCGCCCCTGCGACGGCCACGTCCTTGTCCGCGTAGCGGCGCGTGTGCGCGGCGATCGTGATCGAGGCCGTGCCGTTGCCAGTGTCCGCCGAGGTGATGAAGCCTTGCTGCAGCGGCGCGCTGTTCTGGATCAGCGTGTAGCCCGCGCTGGCTGTCGCCTGCTCGAGCGCCTGCAGATAGGGATCCTTCGTGGGGTCGTATCCGATGGGTGCCGCGGCCTGCACCGGGGCCACGTCGTTCGCGTCCCAGGCGTAGATCGCCACGTTCTCCTCCCGCAATGTCATGTTGCAGGTGCCGCCCTGGCCGACCTCCTGCTCCGCGACGCGGAAAAGCCGCCGGTTGAAGCCGAGCGGCGAGAAGGTGAATGGCACGACCTTCCCGACCGGCCATTTCCACGCGCGAATGTCGAAGGGGGCGGTGAAGCTGCGCTGATACTGCTTGCGCTGCAGGACCTGCTTCGCGATCCGCTGCGCCTGGCTCGCACTCTCCACCACGCCGAGGTCGAGGGTCATGATGCGATCGATCCCGTCAGGGCTCGGCAGCCGCACCTCGGGATAGTCGATCAGCTGGTAGAGCGAGTTGGGGGACGGATCGACGTAGCGACCGCGGACGACGTTCGGCGTCTGCTCGAGCGCCGGATCGGGATCCCACGTGAACGCCCCGATGACGTCGTCGGTCAACAGCCCCTCGTCGGTCGCTGCCTCCGCCAGGTCGTTGTGCGCGATCGCGAAGGACAGGCGACCGCCGGTGTCGAGGAAGCGGCCGCAGCAGGCCGCGCAGAGCGCGTCCAGCGTCGACTTGGGATCGTCGCCCTCGGAGATGACGCCCGCGCCATAGTAGCGGGGCTCCGGCGCGCCGGTCGAACGGTTCACCATTTCTTCGGCCTGGGCCGCGGCGAGCATGAAGGACGACAGGTCCACCCGCTTGGGTGGGATGCCGGCGCCGACCGCCAGGCGCTTCTGGCCGGTGACCGGGTTCGTGATACGCCAGCCGAGCAGCACGCGCAGGATCTGGAGCGGCAGGTTCTCGCCGATCACCGCGCCATCGTCGGTCGTGTAGCGCCAGGTGCTCTGGTCGTCCGCGCGCATCGGCCCGTTGCCGCCCGCGCTGCTGTCCCGCCTGGGATCGTAGAGCTTCGCACCGCGACCGATGATCGTCATGCGCGACGCCGGTCCCCCGGAGAACGGGCTCTCGCCCTTCTTGCCGTTGCCGGTGACCTTGAACCGCATGCGAAGATAGGCGCAGCCCGTGAGACGCGCGGTTGCGGCGTTCCACTGCCCGCTGGCGAAGGTGAAGGCGTTGCCCGGCGTCCCTTCGAGGACGATGTTCGGGACCGAGAAATAGCCCACGTACTTGCCCTGGACCGCGCCCGCCGACCACGCCAGCTCGTCGTTGAGCCAGATCTCGTCGATGCCGTCGATCGCGTGCGACGCGACACAGATGATCCAGTCGCAATATTCCTGGTCGGCGCCCGACCACTCTTCGAACCGGATGTCGGTCGCCATGGCTGTCGAGCCGAGAACCGTCGTTCGGAACGCCCGCGGGTTGACGGATGCGGTCAGCCGCGACGTCTGCGACGTGGGGATGCTGGGCGCCTTGGTCAGCAGCGTCGACGCGACCGACAGGCCGCCCGCGACCAGAAACAGCGTGCTCGCGGACACGCCGATGCCGAAGCTGGTGGCCGCCGCCCCAAGCCCGACCGCCAAGCCGACCCCCGTGAAGGCGAGCGCCGTTGCGCCGACGACGATCGCGGCGATCTTCAATGCCTTCGCCATCGATCAGCCCCCGTATGCCACGCGCCACGCCGCCGGCTCGACCCAGCGCGCACGCTCGATCCGCACCAGCCCTTCGCGTTCGCCCTCACTGCCGACGGCGATCAGAAAGCCGCCCCAAGCGATGCCGAGCAGCCCCGACGACATGACGAGGTCGCCGCGATGGCACAGGGTCGCGTCGAGGCGGACGAACTTGCCGTCGAGCGTCGCGTCGAGCGTGCCCGCGCCGTAGCGGCGCAGGGCGCGGGCGGACCCGATCGCGGTGGTGTAGCGTCCGCGGAACTCGGGCATGGGGTCGACGCCCGTCATCGCCTCGACCGCCCCGGCGGTGAACGTGCAGCAGTCGTGGGCGCCCCATTCGAAGGGACGCGTGCGGAGGGGTTCGAGGTAAGCGGCGAGCCGCTCCTCCCAGTCGGGCAGTCGGTGCATGGGGACCCGTCAGTTGCGCTTGCTGGCGCCGTTGGCGATCGCGATCGCGAGCTCGGCCGCGCGGTCGCCCGGGTCGTAGAGCTGCTGGTCGAGATAGGTGCGGTTCGATGCCTGCCCGAAGAAGGCGAGGTAGGATTCCAGGTCGAGGCTGATCGTCTGGGTGCTCTGGTCGCCGACGATCTTCGGCACGCTCATGTAGCCGGTGTAGTAGGACCAGATCGCGCCGATCCGGGTGAAGGTGACCGGGTCGAGCATCGCCTTCCACAGGCGCGCGTCGCGGCCCTGCCAGTTCGCCTTGTTCCCGATCGTGTCCATCAGGTCGCCGTCGATGCCGGCGAGCCCCGACAGGGTCAGCGTGACCGTGTCGGTCCCCGTGTCCTTCGCCTTGACGGCCGCAACGCTGACGACGCGCGGATCGACCGCCTGGAAGGTGTGGCCGTCGAGGTCCGGATCCCCGGTGCCGGCGAAGGTGAAGGTGTAGGGAGCGTCCGTGACGCGGATCGGCTCCTCGGCGATGTCGAGGTAGCAGAACGTCACGGGACGGCGCACGCGCTCGGCGAGCGCAGCGGCGGCGGCGGCATCGGGGCGCGTCGCCATCAGAATGCTTCCTCGCACGCGAACGCGATGTCGTATCGCTGGCCCGGCCCGACGCTCCACCCCACCGAATCCTCGGTCAGCGACATGATGGCGCGCCCGGACGCGTCGATCGGCGCCCCGTCGGGCACGCCGTTAGCGATGTGCGGCATGATCTCGATGACCGATCGCCCGTCCGCGCCGGCGATGGCTTGGGACAGCACTTGGTGGAGCCGGCCGTTGATGGTGATGAAGTTCCCGATCAGCAGCGCGTTGGCGGGATACCAGCCGCGGGTCGCGATCATGTTGCCGATCTGGTTCGCGCCATCGACGACCGGCCCTCCGCTGGAGCCGAGCAGGACGCGTTGCGGGTTCTCGTAGGGAGCGAGCCGGAAGGCGTTGGCCTGGCCCTGGAGGCGCGCCAGGGCGGCGCGCCATGGTCGCACGGCGCGCTCACCGATGATCGGCGGATACTCGACCTCGGCGGACCAGCGGGGCGCCTGCGACAGGATCGTGACGCGACGCCCGCCGCCGAACTCGCTGCGGTTCACCTGCGTCGGCTGCTTCAGCGTCCACTTGATCTTCGCCGCGGTCGGGTAGCGCGGCAGGTCGATGATGATCATCCTATTCCCCCGGGAAGTTGCGGCCGGTTGAGCGCGCGCATCGTTCGGCCCTGCGCGCCGGCCATGATCGGCTCGGCCGCTGCGCCGACCGTTCGCACCGTCGTCTCCTCGACCTTGGCGAGCAGCAGCGGGCTCGCATCGACCTTCGCCTTCACGTCCACCGCGACCCGGTCGCGGCGTCCAGCCGACACGCCGCTGAGGTCGGGAGTGGCGGGCGGGCGCAGGACGGGGACCGACGATCGCCCGATCACGCCGCCGTTGGCGAAGCGACGCAGGCGGCCGGTGTTCATCGCGGCGAGCAGCGGCCCGAACTCGTCGCTGGCGCGCTCGTTCATGATCGTCTCGCCGGCCGACAGGCGCACCGCGCCACCATCCGGGCCGGTGAGCAGCGCCAGGATGCTGTCCGACTTGCCGGTGCCCGGCCCCCGGATCACGCCGCCGAGCGAGCCGCCGGCCGCGAAGCCGGGGATCTCGCCGCCTTCGGAGAAGCCGAGGAAGCTGCTGCCGATCGCCGACAGGATCGCCTTCTGGATGGCGATGCGGGCGAGGTCCGCGATGATCGACGCGGCCATCTTCTTGAAGGCCGATCCGACGCTCTCCGTCCCGGTGACGATCCCGACGAGGCCGTCCTCGAGCGAGGCGAGGCCATTGGCCTTCACCCCGTCCAGCGCCTCGTTCATGTCCCCCGTGGCGCGGCGCAGGCGCTCCCGGTACTGGTCGAGCGGCCCCGCGTTCTGCTGCTCGACGCCCTTGCGATCGGCGGATTGGATGTCGCCAAGCGCCGCCTTGCGGCGCCGGGCGATCTCCTTCTCGGCCTCGCTGGTGTCACGCGACGCGATGATGCCGTCGAGGCGGGCTCGCTCCTCGTCGTATTGGAGGTCGAGCAGCTTGAGCTCGATGCGGCGGCGCTCGGCGGCGGTGGTCGCGATGTTCGACTGCGCGCGCAGCAGGTCCTGCTCGCTCTGCCGGCCGGCCTGGGCGATCGCGAGCGCGTCATCAGCGACCCGCTGGCGCTCGCGCGCGTCCACGGCCTGCGTCTCCAGCGAGGCGCGCTGGTTGTTGAGCCGCTGCAGCTCTCGCGTGCGCGCGGTCGCGGTGTCGCCGGTGCCGAACCGCCCCTGCTTCGCCTGGTCGTCGATCTCGTCGTTTCGGCTCAGACGCTCGGACTCGATGCGCGCCTTCTCAATGGCCGCCCGCTCGGCCGCGGATCCCGACAGGTCAGCGCGCGCAGCGGCGATGTCATTGTTCACCTGTCGCTCTGCGGCGGTGTAGGCGCGCGAATCGGCCGCGGCATCGCGAGCCGCGGCGGCTTCACGTCGCTGCGCCGCCGCCGTCTCCCGGGTGGCGCGCGCACCATCGACACGCGCCTGACGCGCGTCGCCCGCCGAGCGGAAATCGCCCGCGTCCTTGCTCGCCTGCGCGTTCGCGGCCTCGACCGACAGGCCGGACTTCCGATACTTGTCGTATTGATTGACCTCGAACTGCTGCGCCTGGAGGTCGCGGATCTGCGAGCGGTTGCCGCCCTGCCGTGCGATGGCGAGGTCGCGGGTGATGCGCGCGCGGTCTCCGGCGACGTCGCGGCCGCCAGGACGGTCGGTCTCCCGGATGTAGTTCGCCAGCGGGATCTTGATCGCCGCGTCGATGCCGGCCTGCGCGTTGCGCGCGCGCTCCTGCGCCGACTGGAACTGCTGCTGCGCCTGGGTGCGCGCGGCCTCGTCGCGGCCGATGTAGCCGACCTTGGCGTTGAAGGTGCCCGACGCCGACTGGAACCGCTGCTGCGCCGCACGCGCGTCGTTGTCCGCGTTCAGCTTGTCGGTCGCCAGCCGGACGAACAGCTCGCGGCGGCGCGCACGCGCCAGCTCGTCCAGCTTCGCCGCCGCCTCGCCGACTGCACCGGCGAACGATCGGACCTGTCCCGCGGCGGTCGCCGCCTGGCCCCCGACGTTGGCGACCTGCGCGCCCGCGCTGAGCGCGTAGGACGCGAGCAGCTTCGACGTCTCGGCGGCCTCGCGCTCGTGCTGGGCGAACGCGGCGAGCTGCGCCGCGGTCTTCTCGGCCTCGCCGCGGAAGTAGAGGACTGCGGCGACCAGCGCGCCGATCGCCAGCACGGCCGCACCGCCGGCGACCGAGCCACCGATCAGGGTCAGCCCGCCGGCGAGGAGGCGGGAGGCGGCGGCGCCCGCGCGTGCCGCGATGGTCGCCTGCGTCGTCGCGGCGGCCGACGCCGTCGCGGCGGCACCGGCACGGGCCTGCGCCCCGGCCAGCGCGGTCTCCGCGGCGGCGAGCTCGGCGTCCACTGCCGCGAGCGCGCGCTTCGTGACGATCTGGGCGTCACCCCGACGCTGCCGAACCCGGCCGCCTTGTTCGCCGCGATCGCGGCCTGCGCCTGCAGGGCTTCAGCGCGCTGCGCCTGGATGAGGGCAAGGGATTGCGCCAGCGCCGCCTGATCGGCGCGCCGGGCCGCAATGGTCGCCTCGATGGCGGCGACCTCGGCCTGCGCGCCCGCGACCGCGGCCTGCGCCTTCGCCGCCGCCGCCGTCTTCCCGCCGAGCATGACGACGTTCGACGCGAACAGTTCGGTCCGCAGGGCCGCGATCGCCGCCACGCTGGCAGTGACGGGGCCGACGGCGAAGCGGGTCGCGAAGCCGACGCCGATGATGGTGAGCGCCGGAACGATCGTGTCGAGGTTGCGCGCCAGTGCCTGAATGCCGCCCGACAAGCGCTCGGTCGCACTCAGGCTTGCGTCGGTCTCGCCGATATACTTACCGAGGGCGTTGTTAAGCGTGACCAGCGATGCGCCGATGGTGAGATTTGCGCGAGCAGCGGTCTGCTCCAGCTTAGGCAGACCCGCCAGGATAAGGTCGAAGAAATCCTTACTGCTGACCGTTCCCGCAAGAACATCTTGGCGCAATGCAGCGACCGAACCCTTATATTTGTCCGAGGCGTCGGCCGCCGCCTGCAGGATTGGACGCAGTCCTTCGTTGACGCTGTTGAACTCCTCAGCACGCACCGTCCCAGTGCCAAGCGCCTGCGAGAGCTGGAGGATCGCGCCAGCGCTCTCGGCGGCTGTGCCGCCCTGCACCTTCTGTGCCGCACCGACAGCCGTGGTCAGCTTCATTAGGTCGGCTTGGGTAGCACCGAGGGATCGTCCGGCCTGCGATGCGCGGCCGTAGAGCGCGCCGAGCGACTCGAGCTCGACGCCATACCGCTGAGCGATATCGTAGAGGTCGTTCTGCGTCTTCGCGAGCGCGCCACCCTCGAGCCCGGCGATCTTCAGCTGGTTCGTGAATCGCGTGTAGCCATCGGCGTAATCCTTGATCTGGTTGACCGAAAGCGCCGCCCCGATGGCCGCGGTCGATGACAGCAGCGCCGTTCGCATCGCGCCGGTCGACGCACGCACTTGCGCCTCAACCCTCGCGGTCGCCGACCCGATGGCAGCGATCTCAGTGCGCGCACGCGCGATCGACGGGGAGAGCCCCCTGAACCCGCTGCCCAGCTGATCGAAACGTCGATCGATGCGGTCGAGACGCGCCTTCGTGTCGCGCTCAAAATCCCCGACAGCTTGTTCGCCACGGGTCAGATTGCGCCGCAGGAGTTCGACTGACGCGTCGACTTCCAGCAGCAGCGACTTGACGTCCGTAGTTCCGGCCATCGAGTATAGTCCTAGATCTGAAGGAAACGGGTATGAGGAAGCTGATCGCAGCCGCGATGCTGGTGACCGGGTGTTCGCAACAGCCAAGCGCCGTGCCAGCGGACGACATCAGCGAGGCGCGGCGGGATGTGGCGAGAAAGCTGCGCGAGCCGGAGAGCGCCAAGTTCGACCAGATCGCAGAAGTGCGAGACGGTATCGTTTGCGGGACCGTGCGCGGCCGAAATGGGTTCGGAGGCTACGGCGATCGCGCACCATTCGTCTGGATCAGGTCCGACATGACCGCGCCGGGCGATAGTTCGGTGACTTCCGGCGCGCATTTAGCCGGCGATGAGGTCGACGGCTTCATCGACAAGGCCGGACAGTGGCAGCAGACGAATTTCGTTATGTTGCGTCGCTTCGCCCGCTGCTAGTCCTCGTCCTTCGCCTCGTTCGCGAGCCGCCACGCTTCCCAGGCGGCCCAAAATTCATGCGGAGTGGCGTGCCAGAACCGCTCCGCCGACCAGCCGATGATGCCGGTCGCTATGCCCGCTAGTCGCCGACGGGGATCTCGGGCGTCGTCGTCTCCGTCGGCTTCGGTTCCCCCGAGGGCAGGCACCCCCCGGTCAGCGCCATACCCAGCACGATCGCGACGCGCGGCTGGATCGCCATCGCGCCGACCCCGTAGAGCAGCTCGCCCATCGTGTCAGCGTTGGCGCCCTTGGCGGCCGTGGCCGACGCCTTCTCCTCGGCCGTCGCGTACTCGTCGAGCACGAGGCTGCGACCCCACGCCCGCACCAGTTCGGTGACGACGATGGCCTGCGCCTCCTGGGGGAGGAGCACCTGCTCGGCCAGCGTCGCCAGTTCGAGCAGCGGACGGCCCGCCTTCTTCTCCATGGCGACGATGGCCGTGTAGGACGGGCGCAGCACGAACCGCTGCCCGTCCAGAACGATGTCCACCTCGCCGCGCAGCTCGTTGGCGTCGTCCATCACTTCGCCTTGTCGGCGGGCGCTTCAGCGTCCGCGTAGAGCTTGCGCACCGCCGGCACGACCGTGCCCATGTCGCCGGCGAGCTCGGCGGCGAGGTCGGGAATGCCGGGCGCGTCCTCGGGCAGGAACGGCCGAAGCGCGGTCGCGACCTGCCCGGGGTTCGGATAGCCCGCGAGGATGCGGGCCATCTCGGCGGCGTTGCACCCCGCCACGTCGGCGAGCGCCGCGTCGAGGTCCTGGGGCTTGCGGGTCGGGATCGACCGCTCCCCGATCTTGATCGCCATGGGCGGCTCCTATCAGGCGAGGACGTCGGTCGTCGGCGCTGCCGCCGCCGAGAACTCGAGCTTGGCCTTCACGGCGTCGTTCTGCCCGAACTCGGTCGAGCTGATGTTGCCGTAGACGCTGCCGGCGAACACCACGTCCGAGGACTGACCCGCGGCGCCGCCCTTGCGCACCTGGATGTTGAACGGCGCTTGCGGCGTCGCGTTCGCCAGGGTCTCGAGGCGGGTATAGCCGGTCGCATCGGGCAGGTTGGGGATGATGTCGAGCGACAGCTTGAGCGACTTCAGGCCGGGCGCCGAGGTGCCATAGCCGCTGTCGTCCTTCGTGGTGGTGTCGATCGAGCCGGCATCGCGGCTGATGGACAGGCTCTGCTGGCCCTTCACAAGGTTGTAGGTTCCGGGGGTCGTGCTCTCGATCCAGAGCAGGAAATCGTTGCCGAGACGCTTCGCCATGGTGTTTCTCCCATATGAAAAACCCCGCTGGCGAGGCGGGGCGGAGGTGGATGGTTCGTCGCGATCAGTCCTGTTTGAACGCGATGATCTCGAAGGTTGTCGTGCCGACGTAGCCGGACGCGTCGCCGGTCAAGGCGGCGTCGGAGCCGAGCGATCGGAAGGCCAGTTCCCAGCCGTCGCGCGTGACGCGCGCCGAGCCGAGCGCGGTTTCAACCTCGTCCTGCACGTCGGTGCACGGCTTGCGCTCCTCGCCCGCCGTGACGGTGGTGACCGTCAGCGTGACGCGCCGGTCGGGATCGGCCGGATCGTCGGTGAACGGTTCGGCGCTCATGTCGCCGAGGATGACGACCGGGGGCGGCGTGTCCTCGGGCACGTCTTGATAGACGGTCGCACCGGTGACGGCCGCGTCGAGCAGCTCGAACGCGACCGCCTCGATGGTGCTGGATGGGCCGCTCATTCGTCACCCGCCGCGATGCGCCGCAGCGCGCGATCCCACACCCCGCGGAGCCGCACGCTCACCGTCTGCCGCAGCCCCCCGATTCCGCCGGTGACGAACCGCTTCGGCGAGATGCCGCTCACCCGCATCTGATACGGGGCGGCGCCCTTCTTGCGCTTCACCGTCACCGTCTGCGCCTTGCGGCCGAGGTCGAGGATCCGCGCATAGAACAGCTTCGCCCGTCCAGCCTTGGTCCCGAGATAGCCGACCTGGAGGCGCAGCGTGCGCGGGAACACCTTCCACTTCACCCCGGCCGCGAGCGCGCCGGTGCGGCGCTTGGTGGTGGCCCCGACCCGCTGCTGCACGATTGCCGCCGCCGACGGGCCCGTCTTCGTCA